GCTAGGCGCGCGCGTCCCGGTCGTCCGCTCCGGCACGGCGCTCGAGGTCGCCGAGGTCGCCTGGCTCGCCGAGGGCGTCGGCCGCGACGCCGCGCTCTCGATCCCGGCCGTCGCCGCCTGTCGCAACCTCGTCGTCGGCACGGTCGTACAGCTCGACCTCTTCCGGTTCCGCGGCGGCGAGCGGCTCGAGCCGGACTATCTCGTCTCCAAGCCTGACCCGTCGACGACGATGCCGGCGACGATCGGCGGCACCGTCGACGACTTGCTCTTCCGCGGCCGCGCCTACTGGCGCGTGCTCGAGCGCGACTCCGAGGGGTTCCCTCGTCGAGCTCGCTGGACGCCGGTCGACGACGTCACCCCGGAAGTGAGGAGCTCCGGCGGCGCCTACTCGGTCCTGACGGGCTACCGGATCGCCGGCATCGCCGACGTGCTCCCGGTCGCCGACGTGATCCGCTTCGACTCGCCGATCCCCGGCGTGCTCGACACCGGCGCGCGCACGCTCGCCGCGGCGGTCGAGCTCGAGCTCGCGGCGCGCCGCTTCGCCGGCGTCGAGCTCCCGGCCGGCACGCTCACGAACGAGAGCGGCGTCTCGCTCTCCGACGACGAGGCCGAGGCCTACCTCGCCTCGTTCGCCGAGCGCCGGCGCAAGTACGGGCTCGCCTGGCTCGAGGGCGTCAAGTATGAGAAGCAAGCGCTCGACCCGGCCGAGCTCCAACTCGTCGAGGCTCGAGCGAACGTCGCGACCGACGTCGCGCGGCTCTTCAACGTGCCGGTCGCGATGATCGGCGCGTCGCCGTCCGGCAACGCGAGCGCGCTCCTCTACGCGAACCTCTCGCAACAGCTTTCGCTCCTCCTCGTCGACGCCGTCTCGCCGCATCTCGCGACGATCGAGGCGACGCTCTCGGATGCGATCCCGCGCGGCCAGGCGATCGCCTTCGACGTGCAGACGTTCCTTCGCTCCGATCCGACCGCGGCCTCCGAGTACGCGATCGCGCTCTTCGAGGCCGGCCTCATCAGCCGCGACGAGGCGCGCTCGCTCCTCGGCATCCCCGCGGCATCCCCCGCCGACCTCACTCCTGGGAGGACTTAGATGCTTCGCTTCGAGCTCGACCTCGTCGCCGCCGACCTCAACGCTCGCACGATCGAGGGCGTCGCCGTTCCTTACGGCGAGGTCGGCACGATCAACGGCAAGCGCTACCGGTTCGCCGCCGGCTCGCTCGAGCTCGCGCGGCCGCGCACGCCTCTCCTCGTCGACCACGATCGCGGCCGGCCGGTCGGCGTGCTCGCCGAGCTCGTCGACGGGCCGGAGATGGCGCTCGCTCGGTTCACGATCGACGGCACGCAGGACGGCGACACCGCGCTCGTCCAGGCCGCGAGCGGCTCTCGAGGCTCGCTCTCGGTCGGCGCCGAGGTCGTCGACTCGGACGTCGCCGCCGATGGCGTGATCGACGTCTTGAAGGCGCGCATCCATGAGGTCAGCCTCCTGGCGCTCGGCGCCTTCGCCGGCGCGACCGTGAGCCGCGTCGCCGCCGAGGCCGACGACGAGGAGGCCGAGGTCGTCGTCAAGACGTGCGAGACGTGCGGCCGACCGCTCGACGACGAGCACGACGAGCACCCCGACCAAGCCGAGCTCGACCTCGAGCCCGACGACGATGCCGGCGCCGCCGGCGACACTCCCGAGGAGGGAACACCGATGACCGAAGCAACACTCGCGGCGCCTGTCATTCTCGCCGGCGCCGACCGTCCCGATCGCGAGCTCTGCGCCGGCGAGCTCGTCGGCCTCATCGTTCGAGCGCAGCACGGCGAGCGCGACGCTCTCCGCTACCTCGAGGCCGCTCTCGCCGAGAGCATCTCGACCGACCTCTCCGGCGTGCTCCCGCCGAGCTACGAGCGCACCGTCATGGGCGGCAAGAACGTCCCGACGCCGCTCTATGACGTGTTCAAGGGCCGGCCGCTCCCCGGCGTCGGCCTCGCCGTCAACAAGCCTCGCTGGACGACGCGACCCGATGGCGCCTGGGCCGCGAACGTCAACGCCGACGCGACGACGTCGACGGTCGTCATCGGCTCCGACTCGGCGAACGTCGAGCGCTGGGACTGGGCCGGCGCGATCCCCTACGTCGTCGTCCAGCGCTCGAGCCCGGACGTCATCGACGCGATCTACGCCGAGGCCGTCGAGGACTTCCACTTCGACGTCGAGACGCGCATCGCGGCGCTCCTCGCGACGACCGTCGCCGGCCTCGACGCGACGCTCGGCGCCGGCATCGCGACGTTCTTCGACACGAACGACGCCGCGCCGGCGGTCATCCTCGTCGCTCCCGACGTGTGGGGCGAGCTCGCCGACACCGGCGCGCTCCAGGCGCCGGTCGCCGCCGGCAACGTCTCGATCGACGGCAACCTCCGCTCCTCGTTCGCCGGCCTCCCGATCATCGCCTCCGGCTCGCTCGCCGCCGGCGATCAGTACCTCGCGAGCCGGCGCGCTCTCGACGTGCGGATCACCGAGCCGGTTCGCCTGACCGCGAACGCGATCGGCGCTCTCAACGTCGAGCTCGCGGTCGTCGGCGAGGGCCTCTTCGACGTCGACTACCCGGCCGAGATCACGAAGCTCGCCGCCGGCGCCGTCCAGGCCTCGGCACGCGCGAAGGCGAAGGCCTCGAGCTAGCCGATGCCGGACTGGCTCACCCCGGACGACGTCGCCGGCTACCTCGACCTCCCCGCCTCGAGCGTGGCCGGCGACGACAATCTCGCGCTCTCGACCGCGGCATGGAAGGCCGCGGTCGAGCGGCGCCATCCCTCCTACTTCGACTCGGCGACGCCGCCGGTCTACACGCCGCCGGCGGACATTCGCCTCGGCGCGATCCGCGCGGCCGGCCTCACCTATCAGTCGCGCAACGCTCCGAGCGGCTTCACCGGCTACGGCTCCGAGGACGTGCTCTTCGACTCGCTCGGCGCCAACCGCGCCGAGATCATGCGGCAACTCCGCTGGAAGCTCCCGACCGTCGTATGAGCACGCCGGCGACACTCAACGCCGCGACGCGCGCGATCGAGGAGCTCGTCGCTCGCCTCGAGGAGGCCGGCGTCTCGGCGACGCGCGACGCCGGCGCGTTCTTCCCTCAGCCGGTCGGCGTGCTCGTCGGCCTCCCGACGCTCGTCTCTCGAGGCCTCGCCGCGCGCACGTTCACGATCCGCGTGCTCGTCGTCTCCGGCGACCCTCTCAACACTCCGCTCGCCGTCGACCGTGTCTACGCGCTCGCCGACGACGTCGCCTACGCGCTCGCGACCGACGCCTACCGGGCGAGCTCCTGGCGCTCGAGCGTCAACGCCGAGCCGCTCCCGGCGGTCGAGCTCACCGTCACCGTCACCGTCACCGAAACCCAGGAGGTCTGACCGATGCCGCTCACCGATTCACGTCAAGGGCCGGGAACGCTCACGCTCGAGGCGAACGACTTCAGCTACCAGGCCTCGGCCGTGCGCCTGACGCCTGACGTCTCGAGCGAGGACGGCACGCCGACGCTCGCCGTTCCCGAGCCGGCGCCGAACACAACGATCGCGTGGGCGCTCAACATCGACGCGATTCAGGACTTCACCGATCCGGCCGGCCTCGTCAACTACCTCATGGACAACGCGCTCTCCGAGGTTCCCTTCGTCTGGACGCCGATCACGGCCGAGGGCGTCGTCTACTCCGGCACGATCCAGGTCGTCCCGATGGAGGTCGGCGGCGACGTCGCCGTGCAGGTCGTGACCTCGGTCGAGCTCCCCGTCGTCGGACAGCCGACCCGCGTCGACGGCGTGACCGGCGTCCGCTCGAGCGCGAAGGCGAAGGAGGTCCGCGGGTGATCCGGCTCAAGGGCACGGTCACCTATCTCGACGGCCGCGAGGAGCGCTTCGAGCGCGGCTCGGCGATCCTCGTCGCCTGGGAGGCCTACGCGCGCCGGCACGCGATTGAGGGCGGCATCGCCGCGAACCCCGTCACCGCTTCGGCCGTCGTCGCGCACGCCGCGCTCGGCATCGAAGAGGGGCTCGACGTCTGGCTCAAGACCGTCGACGGCGTCGACATGGAGAGCGAGGGCGTCCCTCCTACGCTCGCGGTAGCTACGGACGCAGCATGATCGAGCTCGCCGTCGCGACCGGCTGGACGCTCTCGGAGCTCCGCGAGCTCGACGACGCCGAGCTCGCGACGCTCGTCGACGTGCTCGGCTCTCGAGGTCGTCGCCGTGGCCGCTAAGGGCGGCGTCAGCCTCGAAATCGACGGGCTCCTCGAGACGCTCAAGGCCTTCCAGGGGCTCGAGCTCGAGCTCCGCCGCGAGGCGAACGGCGAGCTCCGCCAGGCCGGCCAGACGTGCGCGCGCGCGCTCGCGGTCGAGCTCAAGGTCGCCGCGAGCTCGAGCGGCGTGCCGGTCGCGCCGAGGGTCGCTCGATCGATCCGAGCGAAGAGCGACCGCATCCCGGTCGTCTCGATCGGCGGCGCGACGAGGGTCGGCCGGCGTGGGGCGCCGGCCGGCTCTCTTGTGTGGGGCTCGGAGCAAGGGCCGAAGGGCTCGGTCAACCATTGGGGCGTGCCGGCGAGCGGCGGCTACTGGATCGCGCCGACCGTGAAGGCCTTCGCCGACAACGAGGCCGTCCCGATCTACCTCCGCGCCGTCGTCGACATCGAGAAGCGCTACGGGCTCATCTAGTGGCCGGGCCCGGCAACATCCTCATCAAGATCGGCGCCGAGGCCGGCCAGGCGCTCTCGGAGCTCTCGAGCGTCAACAAGAGCCTCGGCTCGACGATGACGACCTCGGAGAAGATGGGCGCCGGCCTCAAGAAGGCCGCGCTCCCGGCCGCGGCCGCGCTCGGCGCGCTCGGCTTCGCCGCGGTCGGCGCCGCGAAGGCCGCGATGGAGGACGCCGCCGCTCAAGAGCATCTCGCCGGCGCGCTCGAGCGCTCGACCGGCGCGACCTCCGAGCAGATCGCCGCGGTCGAGGACTGGATCAGCGCGCAGTCGCGCGCGACCGGCGTCGCCGACGACGAGCTCCGGCCGGCGCTCGAGAAGATCGCCGCGGCGACCGGCGACGTCGCCTCGGCGCAGGGCTACCTCACCGCCGCGATGGACATTTCTGCGGCGACCGGCAAGGACCTCGGCACCGTCTCGACCGCGATCGCGAAGGGCTACACCGGCCAGACGGCCGCGCTCTCGAAGCTCGTCCCCGGCCTCTCGGAGGCCGCGAAGAGCTCGAAGGACTTCGGCGTCATCATGGCCGAGCTCGGCGACAAGACCGGCGGCGCGATGGCCGAGAGCGCCGACACCGCGGCCGGCAAGATGAAGATTCTCAGCTTGCAGATGAGCGAGCTACAGGAGACGCTCGGCGCCGCGCTCCTCCCGATCATCGCCGCGATCATCCCGATCCTCTCGAGGTTCGGCGACCTCGCCGCCGAGCACACCGGCACGATCAAGGCGCTCGTCGCCGTCATCGCGATCCTCGCCGCCGGCATCCTCGTCGCGAACGCCGCCATGAAGGCCTACGCCGCCTTCCAGACGATCGTGAGCGCGGCGACGAAGGTCTGGACGGCGGCTCAGTGGCTCCTCAACGCCGCGCTCGACGCGAACCCGATCGGGCTCGTCGTCCTGGCGATCGCCGCGCTCGCCGCCGGCCTCGTCATCGCCTACACGAAGAGCGACACCTTCCGGCGCATCGTCGACGCCGCCTTCGCCGCGGTCGTCGAGAGCGTCCAGCCGCTCGTCGCCGCCTTCAAGACGCTCGTCGCCGTCGCGACGGTCGCCTTCAACTGGATCGTCGACCACTGGCGCGTCGCGCTCTTCGCCTTCGGTCCGATCGGCGCCGCGATCCTCCTCATCGTCGACAACTTCAACACCCTCAAGGCCGTCGCCTCGGCCGTTTTCGACGCGATCGCCTCGAGCGTCCGCAACATCGCCGGCGCGATCGAGAGCGTCATCGGCGCCGTCGAGCGGCTCATCGGCGCGCTCGGCCGCATCCACGTCCCGCATATCGACCTCCCAGGGCCATTCGCCGCGACGGCCGGCCTCGCCGGCGCCGGCACCTTCGCCGCCGGCGCGAGCTCGAGGAGCTCCGGCGGTCACACGTTTATCATCCAGGGCGCCGTCGACCCTGAAGGCACGGCGCGCGCGATCAAGCGCATCCTCGGCGACTCGGAGCGGCGCCTCGGCCGATGAGCGAGCTCGAGCTCCTGGCGCTCCCGGCCGGAGCTCTCGCTCTGACCTCGATCACGCTCGACGGCGTCGCCGTCAACCTCAACGGCGTGCTCGCCGACGTCACGATCCGCCACGGCCGCGCCGGCTACTTCGACTCGGCCTCGCCGTCGACGGCACAAGTGACGCTCCTCGGCGTCCCCCGCTCGCTCACCCGGCCGCTCCGGCTCGGCGTCGTGCTCGTCATCAACGCGACCGATGGCGCGACGATCGCGCCGCGGTTCACCGGCCGGCTCACGGACGGCGACCTCGTCGGCGACTCGCTCACCGTGATCGCGGTCGGCCGGCTCCGCACGCTCGGCGGCTACGCGATCGGCACCGTCGCCTATCCCGAGGAGGCATGGAGCGCGCGCGTGACCCGCGCCTTCACCGAGGCCGGCCTCGCCGCGCAGCTCGAGCTCGTCGCCGGCGCCTTCGACCCGACGCTCCTCGCGCGGCCGATCGAGCCGACGACGCTCGGCGCCTACCTCGACGAGCTCGCCGAGACGGTCGAGAGCGCGGTCGCCGATCGGCCGGACGGCAAGGTTCTCGTTCAGGCGATCAACTCGCGCTCGAGCACCGGCGCGACGGCGCTCTCTCCGGCCGAGGTCGCCTACTCGCCAGGCTGGGAGATGCGGCTTCCGGCCGGCAACACCGTCACCGTCCGGTACGGCTCGCCGGAGGCCTCGACGACGGTCGTCGACGCCGCGAGCGTCGGCCTCTACGGGCCGATCACGCTCGAGCTCACGACCGAGCTCAAGAACGCCGCCGACGCTACGGCGATGGCGAACGCGCGCCTCTCGCGCGGCGCCTTCGCACACTGGACGACGCCGGCGACGTCGCTCCTCTTCGGCCGGCGGCTCGCGATCGGCGCGCCGGTCGGCCTCTCGAGCCTCCCGCCGGCGGCGCCGTTCCCGTCGTGGGGGCCGATCCTCGAGGGCTGGACCGATCGCGTCATCTCGGACGGCGAAGAGCTCGTCTGGACGATGGACCTCGCGCTCTCTGACCCGCTCCTCTCCGGGCTCACGCTCTCCTGGGAGGGCGTCCCTGTCGACGCCGCTCACCACTGGAACACGATCAATCAGACGGTCGCCTGGCGCGACGCGCTGGTGCTCTCCGACCTCGACCCGTAGGAGGCTCGACCGATGCCGAACACCCCGATCCTCGCTCTCCCGTATCCCGCGGCGACCGATCCCGTCTCCGGCGGCGCCGCCGCGATCCAGGCGCTCGCGACCGGCGTCGAAGGCGTCGACGCCGTCATCTACTCGCGCAAGCTCACCGCGAACGGCAACGTGCTCTCGATCCCGGCCGCGACGTTCCCGAGCAAGTTCGCCGCGATCGAGATTGGCGCCTGTCTCTTCCAAGCGGCCGGCGCGGCGACGAGCGATCGCACGTCGTGGGGATGGCGACCTCTCCCGGCGGTCGGGACGATCGCCTACGGCATCGCCTGCAACCCCGGCACCGGCTCACCCGGCGCCGGCCAAGCGGCCTCGGCCGGCGCCGCGGTCATCTCCTCGTTTCTCGCGCACGCGAGCGCGCGGCAGAACACCCTCATGGCCTTCTTTCACGCGATCCTCTACGGGCCGGCCGAGGGCCGCGCGCACTTCCTGACGTTCGACTGGTTCTCGCTCTCCGACTTCAGCGGCACGCCGGCGAACGACTACGGGCACGGCACCGGCCGCGCTCACATCGTCCCCGACAACGTCCGCGTCCAGCCGGCGATCACCGGCTTCGAAGTGTTCGCCTCAGCCGGCGCCGGCTTCGGCATCGACTCGGCCATCTGGGCTCGAGGCCTCGGAGCTCGATCGGCCGGCATCACTTGAGCGCCGTCTGGCCTCACCCGATCGTCGACCTCGCCGCGGCGATCGTCGGCGTCGTGCTCGTCGCTCTCCTCCGCGTCGTCTACTCGCTCCAAGAGCGCGTCACGCGCCTCGAGGCGCGCCTTGAAGAGCACGACCGATCGGAGTAGCGTGGTCCGCTTCACTCACGACAGGAGGCGCAAGATGCGACACGCTCCTCCGACGACGCGGCCGTCGGTTCTCCTCCCCCCGTCACCCCGACCGGGCATCTCGCGCGAGCTCGCCTGGCTCCTCTGGGCGCTCGCCTACGGCGTGCTCATGGGCGCCGCGATCGCCTCGGCTCTGTGGTGGTGGCTCGGATGAGCAAGAGCGACGCGCCGCTACGCCGGCGACTCTTGCAGGAGTATCACCGCGTCCGGGAGGCTCGAGCTCGCCGCCTACGCCGCGACGAGCTCGAGCTCCGGCGCCAGGACGCCGGCGTCGCCGGCGAGGATCACGGTCGCGCGCTCGGAGGCCGGAGCTCCGCGCCGCGGCGTCCGGATGACGTCGACGCGATCGAGGACGACGGCCAGTAGCCGGCGCCGCTCGGCCGTGGTCAGTGTCGGCCAGTCCTGGCGAAGCGTCGAGGCCGCGACCTCGGTCGCCGACGCGAGGCCGAGCTCCTCGAGCTCGAGCTCGAGCTCGGCGACGGTCGCCTGGCGCGCCGCGAGGCCGGCCTCGAAGAGCGCGAGGTCGAGCGACTGGACGGCCGTCGAGGTCGCATAGTCGAGGAGCACGCCGCGCGCCTCCGCGAGCCGATGCTCGACGACGACGCGCGCGCCGACGTCGCTCATCTCGAGCTCGAGCTCGTCGACGACGTCGAGCGTCGGACCTGCCCACGCGAGGACGCGCGCCTCGACGAGCGCGTCGAGGTCGGCCGCGAGGATCGAGCCGCGCTCCGGGCACCGGCTCCGCTCGGACGGGCACCGGTAGGTCATCGTCCGGGCCTTCCCGTTCGGCACGCACGCGAGCGACCGGCCACAATGCGCGCAGCGCGCGATCCCGGCGAGGAGGCTCTTCGCCTTCCCGTGATTCACGCGCCGGCCGAGGACGTGCGCCTCGGTCGTCGCCGCCTGGAACGCCTGGACGCCGGCGAAGAGCTCCTCGCCGACGATCGCCGGCGCGCCGCCGACGTTCTCGAAGGCGCCATGCCGGAGCACGCCGGCATAGGTGTCATTCGCGAGCATCGACTTGATCGTCGTCCGGCTCCGCGCGAGCCCGGTCGCATCCTCGAACCATCGGACGAGCTCGCCGAGGCCGGCACCGGCGAGGCGCCGCTCGAAGAGCTCGACGACGACGGCAGCGTCGCCGGCGACGACCTCGAGCCGATGATCGTCGTCGAAGCGGTAGCCGAACGGCGCGCGGCTCTTGATCGCGACGCCGCGCGCGGTCGCGCTCGATCGCGCCTCGAGCCAACCCTCGCGAATCCCGTCGAGCTCGAGCTCGGCCTGAGCCGCCATGAACACCCGCAACATCTTCCCCATGCCGGTCTGGTCGTCGACGTCCGGGAGGTCGCCGGCGATCAGCTTCGCATCGACCGCGGCGAGACGCGCGATCGCCTTCAAGGTGTCCAGCGTGCCGCGCGAGAATCGGTTCTGCTTCCAGACGATCATCGCGCTCGCGCCGCCGGCCTCGATCGTCGCGAAGGCGCGCTCGAGCTCCGGCCTCTCGAGGTTCGAGCCGACCTCGTCGAGATCCTCGAACCATTCGACGATCCGGTAACCCTTCGCCGCGGCCGTCGCCTCGATCGTCGCGCGTTGCGTCGCCGGCGAGATGAAGCTCTCGCCGTCGCGACCGCCGACGTCACTCACGCGCACGTACCCGACGGCTTGCCTACGTCCGGCGATGGGAGTAGCTTGCTTCGTTGTCATCGTTCTTGCTCCTCTCTCAGAAGGTCATATGTACACCCGGAGACTAGCAGCAGTACACAAGACTTGTAGGGGGTACTGGCCTCGTCGGCTTCGCCGCCGGCGCCTCATCCCGGCGTGCCGCGGCGATCGCGAACAGGTTCGCGCGGTCGAGCGTCTCCTCGAGAAGGCCGGCGCGTGAGCTCCTGGTGGGAGGTCGCCTATCCGGGCGGCTCGCCGGTCGGACCGAGCAAGCTCGCGCGCGCTCTCTACTTCCCCGGCAACCCGAGCGGCCGGCCGGCGAGCTCGGACGGGCCGGACGTCGTCGCGATCAAGCGCGCGCTCTGGCGCGGCGGTCGCTGGCAAGGGCCGGCGAGCTCGTTCGATGACACGTACTCGCGCGCGTTCGCTTGCGGGAAGAGCGGCAACGTCGGCGAGAGCGGCGTCGCCGGCTTCCAGCGTCAGTCGAAGATCGAGCCGACCGGCCAACTCGGCGACGCCACGTATCAGACGATGCGCTACGCGCGCATCCCGGCCGGCCTCTCGAACGCCGGCGAGCCGCTCTTCGACGCGATCGCCGTCGACCTCCTCGAGCAGTCGCACAAGGCGCCGCCGGCGCCGACGCTCCCCTCGCTCGGTCCGATGTTCGCCGGCGGTCAGCCGCTCCTACAGCACGACTGCACGCACGCGACGAGCGGTATCCCGCTCTATCCCGCCTTCGACGACGCCTTCGGCGCCGGCGTCGCGATCCTCGCTCCCGAGGCTCTCGTCATCACGCGCGACTCGTCGAGCAACCCCGGCGACGCTTGCTACGCCGATGGCGACTCCGGCCTCCGCTACTGGTTCGGCCATCTCGTCTCGGCTCCCGCGGCCGGCCGCTCGTTCGCGAAGGGCGCCAAGCTCGGCGTCACGGTCGCGACGAGCCAGGGAGGAGGGCCGCACGTCCACGTCGGCGTCAACGTCGAGCGCTACCCCGGCTGGAAGGCCGGCGAGCAACTCAAGCATCACACGAACTACACGCACGGCGCGCCGACGATCGGCGACCAACTCGCGGCGAGGGCGAGCGTATGATCGACCTCCCGCGCCTGGCGCTCGTCGTGATCGCGGTCGAGCTCGCGCTCGCGCTCATCTTCGGATGGGGGCGCTAGGCGTGCCGATGTGCAAGCGCTGTTGCAGGGTCGTCCAGACGGGCGAGCTCCGGCGCTCGTCGGCCGGCGGCTTCCTCTGTCGCGATCGCGTGAAGTGTGACGCGCTCCGAGGCGCTCTCCGCGCCGCGGCGCGCGGCGAGGGCAAGCGGATCGGCGAGGCCGTCAACGAGCTCCTCGAGGCCTGGAGGCCGCGGACGTGAGCGATCGCGGCTACTGCGGCGAGGGCGGCGTCGGCTCGCTCACTCCTCGCATGATCGACGTCCTACGCGCGGCCGCTCGAGGCCGGACGGCCGAGCAGACCGGCGACGAGCTCTACATCAGCGTGCACACCGTCAAGACGATCCGGGCGAGCGCGTGCGCGCGCCTCGGCGTGACGAACGTCACCGCGGCCGTCGCGCTCACGATCCGGGCCGGCCGGCTGTGACCGAGCTCGCGCGCACCGTGCTCGCCGTCGTCTCGACGCCTCGAGCGCTCGCGGCCGTGCTCGCGCTCATCGGCATCGCCGCGCTCGCCGGCTGGCTCGTCGTCTCGATGATCGACACCTGGGCGACGTGAGCCA